GCTGTGACGCTTGTAGGGGCGTTTGGAACATAGAAGTATGTTGCGTAACCTGAGAGAGAACCAGACCAAGTGTTTCCGTTGTCGTCTGTAGAGTTACCAGTACCATCAGCACCACGACCAAAGTAGAAGCCTGAAGTTCCATTCTCGTCAATACGAGTAGTAAGGTTGCTTCCACCATTCTGGAAGACCTTGTTCATTGTCACATCTCGTGCAACAGCAGCAGAGCCTGAGCCAACATTCTGGTAGCCAGTGTATTGACCACCAATACCGAAGCGTAGGGAACGAGTTCCTCCACGACCTGCTACGAAGAAGCGAGCAGTTGTTACATAGACAGGACGGTTACCGTTAAAGGCAAGCGTACCGTTAGTAGGTAGGTCAACACCGTTGCTACCAGTAGAGTCAACGCCTCCCCAACCTGTCCAAGAACTGGATACGGACTGGGATGAGCCTCCGTCAAAGTTTGCGTTTACCATAATATCTCCTAAATGCTGTAGATAGGGATAGGGGCTGAAATAATGACAGTTGGCACAGAAGTCTTAGCGAACTGAGTGCTCAAGTCATTTATCCTATCTTCCCATCTCTGGTAACCATTAGCGGTGTTTGCTACACCATTAAATGTGGTTCCAGTGAAACCGCCATCGCCATCCTCGTTTGTGACAGTGATACCAGCGTGTACAGAAACGGCATCCACAGCGTAAATGACAACATTCGTGTGCTTCTGCCCCTTCTCAAAAAAGTAGTTTGTGCTAATGTCCTGAATAGTGCCAGTAAAGATAGCACCATCAACCAGTGGACTTGCAAAAGCACTATCGTCATTGACATAGACAACGATAGGTTGGTTTGGGTAAAGAGTGTTTGTAACAGCAGGGTCTGCAGCATCAAGAACATTGATACTCATAGTTCCAACTTCTACAGAAGCAATACCAGCAACGCCAGCAGAGCCTCCACGCTGAGAAGTTACTAATGTTGAGGTTCCAAGAAGGTCTACCCAAATACCACCAGCAACCTGAACAGCACAACGAAGGTTGATGTTGTCACCATAAACAGGACTGTTAACTATCACTATCTAGTTCCTCCAGTGCGTTCGTAGTCTTGGATAGACTTAACTACGACACGACCAACTTCAGGTGAAGGTGTGAGAGCATTGACAGTCACATTGTATACCGCTCCAGAGCCTCCAGAAGCCCCAGCAGGAGCAGGAGAGAATGGGGTGTCAAAACCACCAAGGGTGGCACTGAAAAGACCGTCAGAAGCCCTTGTAACGAGGTTCTGAGTACTGTCAATACCGATAGCAAGCCCTTGACCAAGGTTCTTACCGATAGCCTTCATAACCTTCGATGGTGAAGCAATACCTAGAGCCTTCTTAGCACCGCCGATAATGTCAGCCCAAAGGTTGTCAAACCAGTCGAATATCTTGTCAACATTGTCCTTAAAGCCGTTTAGAAGACCTTGGAAGAAGTCGTTGGATATCTTAAAGAGCCAGAATGGGTCTGTGAGGGCTTCCCATACACCAGATAGGAAGTCACGGAAAGGCTTCATACCTTCAGAGTTCCACCATTCGGTTACAGCAGTCCAAGCGTCACCAAGTGATGCAATAAAGCCCATAACCCATTCACCAACAGGTGTAGAGACGAACCAAGCACCAAGGTCAGTAAACCACTTACCAACTGCTGCCACTGTGTCGCTGAACCATTTAGCAATAGCACCAAATAGACGACCAAGTAGTGTGGAAACAATGAGGTAGATATCAGAGAATACCTGTGAAACTGTCTGCCAAGCCCTCTGGAAGAGGTATACCCAGCCTTGGAACAGTGCAATAAACTCTGCAAGGGCAACTTGAGCACCATAGAAGATAAGGGTTACTAGTCCACCGAACTTTGATAGGAAGCCAAATGCTGCTCCAAATACCTTGGAGAACAGTCCGCCAAACTTAGATAGGAAGTTGATAATAGGGCTGAATACTCGTACAAAGACACCAGGGAACTCTGTAATGTCAGCAATGAAGTAAAGTATTGGCTTGGCTATCTTTAAGAAGCCTTGAGCAGCACGAGCAAAGAACTTAGTCTTGCCAGTGAACTTGTCAATGTTCTCACCAATACTCTTGATGTATCCATCAACAACAACAAAGCGTTGCCAAGCCTTTGTGAAAACATTGTCAGTATTAGCCCACTCTTTGTTCCAGAGAACAAGTTTACGAGTTACGCTAGTGATAACTGTAGGCTTAATAACCTTCTGGAATGTCTTCCAACCAGCAACAACTGTCAGAACAACACCAGCAAGTGCTTCGAAAAGGAATACTACAGGGCGTGTGACATATCCAAGGAACTGTAAACCAGGACCCAAGGCTAAAACGGCTGTAGCAAACTGTGCTAGTTGCTCTCTGTTCTTGATAGCCCAACCAAAGGCATCTACAAAGCCTCTAACGATGCCAGGAAGAGCCTTAGCAAGTTCCTGAATGGCTACAGTTAGGTCCTCAATAAACTGTTTAAACTCAGGCTTCTTTACAAAGTCGTTGAGTTGAGTTGTTAGTTCTGGCAGAACCTCAGCAAGAACTGGGAGAAGGTTTGTACCAACATCGTTTAGGAAGTTCTGTAGACGAGCGTTAAAGATAGCAAGAGCACCTGCAAAGGTTCCTGCTTCAGCAGCGAAGCGTCCCTGTGCAATGTCTGTCTTTTCGTAGATAAGTGCAAGACGAGCAGCCTGTTTCTCTTCAGCAGTAAGAGTAGATGCAACTGTCTTACCAGTCATAGCGAATGCTTTACGCTGTACGATAGCCTCTGAGAGGACTACACCGTACTTCTCAATAGGGTTGTACTCACCCTTAAGTGCTGAACCGAAAGCATCAATGGCTTCTGTTGCTGTACCACCAAATAGTGCTGAAACATCTGCACCACGCTGTAAAAGTTTGTCAGTCTCACCAGCAAGGTTCTTAGCAGAGATACCTGCACCCTTGAGGAAGACACCAAGCACATTGGCAGACTGAATGTAGTCGTTTTGGGAAAGACCAAGGTTTTTATATGCCTGAGTTCCCCACATCTCAATGTTCTTGTAGTAGTTACCAAATACTACTTCAGACCCACCAAGAGCCTGTTCTAGTTCTGCAGCAGACATTACTGATGATGCTACGAACTTGGTAAAGGCAGCAGCAGCGATACCAACACCTACTGTTACTACACCAGAGAACTTGGATACTCCTCTGCTGAAGTTGCGGAGAGACGCACTGGCTTTATTGAGTCCAGCGTCAAAACGCTTTGTGTCAGCAAGTACGCTGACGATAACTGTTTGTCCAGCCATCTATGCTCACGCTCCTTCGAAGTTTATAACCCTTACCCCCACCACCAAGCGAGGAAGTGGTGGAGGCAGGGAACCTATTTTTTGTTGGCTCTTTCATATGCCTTTATAAGGGCATCTCGCTCATAGCCTGTCAGTTTGTAGTACTCTGTAGGACTTAACCCAAGGTGTACGACGAATAACGCCATATCCTCTGCCCTCTGGCGTACTACTTGCCTTTTGGGTCGTCTTCGTCCTCTTGTGCATTGAGTCCAAGAATGGCTTCTACTTCTTCCATTGTGAACTTCTCTGCATCGTGAGGGCGGAAACTGTCATCTTCACGACGCTTAATGACATAGACAAGTGCTACAAGGAGTTTACCCTTTGGCTTGTTCTCGTCACCAAGTGCTGAGATGGGAAGTCCCGAAAGTTCTTCTACTTTCGCTACTTCACCGATAGTTAGTTTCTGAATATCCATTACGATACCTCGCTTCTTAAATAAGGTTATTCTTGCGGAGGATACTTGTGATACCCTCGTCAAGTTTGTTAAATGCGTCTCCCTTTTTGCGTTGTAACGCATCAAGCAAGAACGGTTGAGGCTCAATGCCTCTGGTTGAGTATCCGTAGTGGATGATAGGTGCATAAGGCACTCTCTGTCCACCTGCACGGATAACCGCTTTGGTCTTTCCTCGTCCAGCACGAATGCTTGACTGTAGACGACCTGTGAGAACTGGAGGGAGGCTGGCACGGACTACAAGCATACCAATGTCGTACATTAACTGCTTCATATCCTGTGAGTCAGCACCAGCCTTCTCCATAGCACGAACACACTTAGCAAAACCCTCAGTGCGGATAGACACACCGATGTAGGCTTTAGATGTATTGTTCAGTGCCATTGTTTCTCCTTTATACCTTTGCTATTAGGCAGTAACCTTTTCAGGCTCTTCCTGACAGTCCATACGGAAGTCAAAGGTGTATTCGTTAGTTGCCCCTGCTTCTCCACCGATGGCTGGCTTTGCTGGAACCTTAACAGTTCCCTCAAAGTGAGGTTCGGATGAAGTAGGAGTGGCGTTACCGTGTGGTGCGTAGACATAGGCAACAATGTCACCAGTGTTCTCCCAGAGGTAGTTCCAGAACGATGCCGAAGCGGTGCTCTGGATAGCAGTTCCCTCAAGGTAGAACTGTCGTGCTCCACCAAGTGAAGCGTCTTCGAAGGTTGTAACACCTGCGGCTGCTTCTTCGTTGTTTAGTGTGACTGCAGTAACATCTGCCCAGTAGTCGGTAGTTCCGATGGTGAGTTTCAGTGCTGCACCCTTAATGCGTGTGCTTCCCATAATGAGTAGCCTCCTTAGTTTCTAAAGTGATACTACCGTTGAGCAAGTAATGCTCACCGATAGGTACTGAGTGTTGTTTGCTTCCATAGCGTATGGCTGTGACACAGATGCCACTCCGTACCCTGCGTTAACAAGTGCAACGATGATATCGTCAATGTATGTATCTAGTTCTTCCGTGACCTTATCGTTAGCACCAGTTTGCATCGTTAACTCAAGGCTCAAGTTCATTCTGAATGAGCCAAAAGTAATGTCCTCTTCGATGTAAGGACTTGCAGCAGTGATAGTAACGCAAGGTGGAATGGGTCTTGCTTCTACATAAGTGTAGGTAGTAATGATAGGCGAAAGAACTGCTTTTAGTGCATTCTTTGCATCAGTTAGTACACTCATCTAGCCAATACCCCCCAGTCCGACATACGGACGAAGTAACGGATAGACTCCCAAGAGTGGGTCACGAGCGACACGAACGGCTTGACCATCCATAGACGCAAACTGACTTACACCCATAGGAGCGGAACGACGGTGGAAGAGTTCAGAACCGCACTCAATGTAACAGCGTGTGGCGACAGCCGAAGGAACCTCGTTAGTACCAATGTAGGTATCAACAAGGGCTACAGCCTCGTCCCAGCACTGAGCGATGAAAACATCGTCAATGTCTGACGCTCTTACAAAGTCTTTAAGCAGTTCTGAACTCATTCCGACCTATCCTCCTTAGGCTACCTTCTCCACGGCTACAAGAGCAGCAGGGATGGTAGTTGCAACTGCACTGTAAAGGTATACAGAGAAGTCACGAGAAAGGTTGATGATGTTGTCGTTCTGAAGGCGTACTGCACCGTTGGTGAACTCAGTAATAGCCTGTGAGTTGTAGAAGGCTACAACATCTGCTCCAAGACCAGCATCCATAATAACAGGGATACCAGCAAGAGTTCCACGAAGTGTACGAACATTGACAGAACCAATGTTGTTAACTCCCTGACCCTCAACAAGGAAGACTGGACGACCATCGGAAGCCTCAAGAGCCATAAGAGCCTTAAAGGTTGCCTTGTCAACGATAAGTCCGTCAAGGGTAAGACCAAGAGCCTCATACTTAACAGAAGCGTCAACGATAGCCTCTAGCCAGTCTGCGTAGGTAGCACCAGTAGCAGGTACGGTGACCTTGTTACCAGCAGTCTCCTGTGCAGCAACAGCAGTGGTGAAGTGGCTACGGAACTGAGTGTTCAGAGCCTTACCAGTTGCTGCAGCCATTGCACGAAGGCTTGCATCTACCATATTTACGCTTGAGCGTTCTACTTCCTGACGAGACAAAGTGGTGTAACCACCGAAAGTCTTGACAGGAGCAGTGCGAGAAGTAACGCTAACAAGACCAAAAGTAAGGTCGTCACCTTCAGCAGACTGAATGTCTACATCGATGGTGTTTGCGTCAAGTTCTGCGAACTCAATGTTGTTTCCTTCACCAGGAAGGGTTCCACGGCTGAAGAGTGAGCGAAGCACTGCTGCTTCGTCTACGATGCGGGTGAGGTCTCCGATGTAACCATCGAATACAACTGCGTCTGCAGTGGTTCCTCCAGCGTAGACACGCTCAAGAGTGTTGTCCTGTCCAGCAACGTATGCCTTGAGAACTTCCCCAGCGGAGCGAGTCTCTACGACTGCTTCGATAGGTGCTGTGGTGAGAACTTCGAACTTGCGTTCAAGAGTCTCTACGGCGTTACGGACCTCATCAAGGTCCAACGCCTCGTTTGATACTGTGTTTTCTGACACGGTTATCTCCTTAGTGTTATTTACTTGGTCTGGTTGGACCTGTGTGGGTTCCGCTTCCGCACGAACAGAAAGTACTTCTGCCCCAGCATAAGCGGGTTGAGACACGAGAGAGACCTCAACGAGACGAACCTTGGTTCGTTCGATAACGTCGCCCTGTGCAACTCTATGTTCTACAGGCATAAAGCCAATAGAAAACTTGCGGATAGTTCCATCTTTGACCAACTGGTACACATCGTTACCCTTGCTGGTTTCTGAGATGTAAGCCCTGACGAGGTATCCTTCGTCGGTGCTTCGTCCTTCAACGACTTTGCCGATGGGGATATCTTTGTCGTGGTTGTAGTAGAGGTGAACATCGCCATCCCAAGCCTCAACAGAGTCAGGGGCAAAGCGTTCTAGTAAACCATTCTTACAGCACCACTGAGATAGCACGTCTCTTCGGTGTTCCCGCAACGCTTATGCTCACAGCCGTGGACGGTACTTCTATGACGTA